AACAGATTGAGCCATATAAGCCGATAAGTATAGACGTAACCTTTTATATGCCGATACCTAAAAACGGCAAAACAACGCAAAATAAAGGCGGTAAACGGACGCAAATAAAAGTTGTTGAAGGAATGGCTCACGTTAAAAAACCGGATATTGATAATTTAGTAAAAGGTTTATTTGATAGTTTAAATGGTTTGGCATGGGTGGACGATGCCCAAGTATTTGAGGTAAGCAGCCGGAAATTATATTCAGAGTATCCGGGTATTGAATTAGATATTAAATTTATGGAGGGTTAACCGTGAAAAGATTTTTAGTTAACCGTCAAAATTATAATAAAGATTTGACTATGAAAAAGTGTACTAAATGCTTAGAATTTAAAAGCGTTAAGTTTTTTAGAAAAAGACCTTTAAAATACAATGTTGGTTATTGTTCGCATTGTATGTATTGTCAATCCGAGTATGCTAGAAATAAGTATAACGAAAAGAGGTTGCAACATGAGGCAAGATTTAATTAAAAAAATTGCTAAAGAGATGTCATTAGACCAATATTTAAAGCCAAATTCTATGTTTCCAAAAGCGTTTTATAATCTTACTAACCAAGAACAGGCCGAGACTATTAAGCTATATAAAAAATACAGACAAACAACCGGCCAAATTTTATGGGATGAGCAAAAATAAACTTGTCCAAATTCTGAAAACTTATGATATTATTAAATTATATTCGAGTCGCAGGGGAAACCTTAGACAACCGTACTAATTGGCGGTATATAAAAACGTCGAGCGGGGCGGATCAATTAGGGCACTCATTGCCAAAATGAGAGGTAAAAGCGGTTTGGCGCATAGTGAGGCGTTAGGCCGCTTTTTATTTTACATACAACTTAGATCATGCATAACACCAAATTAAAAGGGGTTGTTATTATGACGAAAACAATAAAAAAGTGTATGAATTGCAAAGAGGTTAAACAAACGATTACAAAGCGATCCAATTTATGTATTGAGTGTTTCGAGGGACTCATGAAAGCGAAAATAAAAGGAGGGGGCAGCAATGGCAAAGAGTAAGTATGAGGAAATGGATATAGAAACAAGATTGCCGGAAATTGAACAAATGGCCCGCGATGGGTATAGAGACGAGGACATAGCAAAAACGTTAGGCATTACACGCCAAACACTTTACGCATGGAAAGGTAAATATGAAGATTTCGCAGAGGCATTACGTAAAGGAAAAGCGGTTGTTGATGCTGAAATTGAAAATAAATTATTGGACAATGCGCGCGGGTATACGTATTGGGAAGAAACGCAAGAATTAGTTAAGGAATTAAACCCAATGACGGGGCGAGTTGAGGAATTTTTAAAGACCGTTAAACGCGTTAAAAAGCACGTTAAAGGCGACACGACGGCCCAAATATTTTGGCTTAAAAATCGTAAGCCGGACCAATGGAGAGACAAACAACATATACAACATAGCGGCGGTATTGGTGTAAATGGATTAGATTACATGAGCGACGACGAAATAGAGAAAGAATTAGGAAAGTTGAAAGATGAGTAAAACGTTAAGCCGCCAAGACAAAGAGCGCCAATTAATGTTGATCCGCGAAAAGCGCATAAGGGCCGCCCGTGTTGATTTTTGGGAGTATTGTAAATTAGAGAGTCCCGATTTTTATAAACAAGATCGTTGGCATTTAGTAATTTATAGTTACATCCTGCAGGCGCTTTACGAAAGAAAATTAACTAAACAATATTTCTATGAGATATGCGAAAAATGGGCGCCGGAATGGTTTTTATTTCAGTTTAATTGGGACCGTTTAGAGGACGATTACGTTTATTTAAAACTAATGATTAACATGCCGCCACGTATGGGTAAAAGCCGTACATTAGTTAATTTTTGTAAATGGGTACTAGGACAATCAATTACAAATAAAATTATGACGTGTTCATACAATGACGACATGGCCCAAGAATTTAGTAGGTATACAAGGGACGGCATAGACCAAGAAAAATTATATCCTCATGAGGTTGTATTTAACGACGTATTCCCAGGTACTAAAGTTAAAAAGGGTGATTCATCATTTAAAAAATGGGCCTTAGAAGGCAACTTTTTTAATTACATTGGCGCCGGGGTTGGTGGATCAATTACGGGTAAAGGTGGAGACATAGCCATAGTTGATGATCCAATAAAAGATGCAGCCGAGGCGTTTAATGAAAATAGATTGGACAAAATTTGGCAATGGTATTCCGGGACGTTTAAATCACGTTTGGAAGAAAAGGACGGGAAAGTAGGTATAGAAATTGTTAACCATACACGATGGGCAGACGGGGACGTTTGCGGCCGTATCCTTGCAAATGAAGTAGAGGCCCGGGAATGGTTCGAGTTAAAATTAGAGGCCTATTATCCAAATGAGGATCAAATGTTATGCCCGCAGCTATTAAGCCGCAAAAGGTATGAAAGTTTAAGGCGTAACGTCGATCCGGTTATATTTGCAGCTAACTATCACCAAGTAAGCGTAAACGCCGAGGGCCGATTATATAAAACTCTTAAAACGTATACTGATTTACCTAAAGACGATAAAGGTAATAGCATTATTGAGGGTGTTATTAATTACACCGATACGGCAGACGAGGGAGACGATTATTTAGCAAGTATTTGCGCTGCAATGTATAACGGTCAATTGTATGTTACAGACGTTTTATATACTAAAGACGGTATGGAGAAAACGGAGCCGGCAACGGCCAAAATGCTAGTTGATAACAACGTAACATTGGCCAAGATTGAGAGTAACAACGGGGGCCGTGGTTTTTCCCGTAATGTTGCCCGTGAGATATGGGAAGTTCATAAAACAAGAAAAACAACTATACGTTGGTTCCATCAAAGCAAGAATAAAAAGGCCCGCATCTTAACAAATTCAACGTATGTACAAAACAATATTTATTTTCCTGCTAATTGGCATGATCGTTGGCCGGAGTTCTATAAAGCTATTACAAGTTATCAAAGAGAAGGGAAAAACGCCAACGACGATGGACCGGACGCATTAACAGGATTGGCGGAAATGATGGAAAACCAACCGAGAGTAAGAGAATTATAATATAATTATTTTTGAGGTGATAAGATGAGTTGGAAAAATTATATTTTGCCGCCCGCTTTTCATAGCAAAGCGACCGAAATACACCGGGCAATAGTTAAGGTTTTAGGTTTATCCCCGCAATGGAGTAAGCGGGATTATGAGAATTTCGCGAAAGAAGGTTACAACGCTAATGTTTGGGTTTATCGTTGTATTCAAGCCGTAGCACAAGGGGCAGCGGGCGTACCGTGGTTATTGTACCAAGTGGACGCAAAAGGAGAAAAAAAGGAAGTACCGCAGCATGATTTATTAAAATTGCTGCAAAAGCCAAATGAATTTATGAGCCAACAAGAATTATTCGAGTCACTAGTAGCATTTTTATTAATCAGCGGTAATGCGTATTTGGATATGAGTGCACCATATGCCAACCGCCCGCCAATGGAATTATGGCCTTTACGTTCGGATCGTTTGCAAGTGGTACCGGATGCCGTGGACTTTATTAAAGGCTATAACTACAAAATAGGTGAAACGTCAACTTTTTTAGACAAAAACCGTGTATCTCATTTGAAATTTTTTAACCCGTTAGATGATTTTTACGGACTATCACCAATTGAGGTTGCGGCCCGTGGTATTGATAATGACAACGCCGCTAATGCGTGGAATAACTCATTATTAACAAATGGAGCAAGACCAACCGGCGCATTATCGACAGAGGAAACGTTAACAGAGGTACAATATGACCGATTAGACGAGCAAATGAGTAAAAACGTTGGTAAAAATAATGCCGGTAAAACCTTAATTTTAGAGGGTGGGTTAAAGTGGCAAGATATGTCTTTAAGTCCCCGTGATATGGACTTTATCAACTCTAAAAAGATGAGTATATTAGAAATTTGCGCAGCTTTCCAAGTTCCGCCGGAGGTTGTGGGATACGGAGAAAATAAAACGTATGCCAATTACGAGGAGGCCCGCAAAGCATTATACGAGGATG